TTAGAAAGAAATAAATACCCCTTGCCACAAGCTACCTCAAATAGTGAAATAACATGGGTAGGCAGTCCAACAACACGAACACTTAACATACCATATTAATGTCATTAAAAGATATAACGATAACTGGTTCAATAGGAACATATCCTGCTTTATCATATGGGCAAAAAGAATACGTTTCATCAACTGATGAACAGTCTTTTCCTATAGAACAAGTTACAGGAAGCAGTGGTGGTGCAACTCCAAATTTTTACGGACAATATGCTACTACTGATTTGTATGTTAATGTAACCCAATCATGGGACGTATATGATGACACACCTGTAGGAATAGTTTTTTCTGTTCATAATACACAAGATGAATTTATAGATGGAGAGTACAGTGGCTCAGCTTTAGAAGTAACTAATCAAAGTTTAATAGATGCTGATTGTGAACAATTTTTAACAGTAAATACTACTGAATTAGATTATAAGGTATTTTTCTACTACACAGTACCTTCCATAACATTTTCTACATTTACTAATGAAATACCTCTTTCAAATTTCTTAGATGCAAATACTGCACCAAATGATGGAGAAATTTATTTATCAAGATACAGAACAACAGCATTTTCATACCCAGGTCATCCCCCAATAGTAGGAATAATATATGCTAAAGTAGCAAGAAAAGATACTCAAGGAAATGATAATACTTTATCATTACAAGAATTAACAGATTTAAGATTCAAGTTTAGTGATATAACTAGTATAGTAAATTATCATGTTCTTACTATAACAGAATACCCTACTTATTATTTATATTCAATACTACTAAACAATACATCATCTATTGATAATAATATATTAGATCATACTTTTGACGCATCATCTTTCACAACATCAAGTTTATACGTAGATGAATTACCTGGATTTGCCGCCGCCAATATAACTACAGTTCCCTATTACTCAGTTAACACAGACATTTTAAATTATTATAGTGCTTCAACTCCTTTTTACATATTAGGAGATACACCAAATGTTCAATTAGTATATACTGCTTCAACAACAATAGAATTTGATGGGGGAGGTGGAGACGGTATTATAAGTCTTTATTATTCAAGAAATAATGTTTCTACAATTTTAGACTCACAAACATATTCAAGTGTTCCAACTACTCCTATCACAATAGCAGTTTCGGGAACATTTCTTCCAATAGAAAATGATAAGTTATTCATAAACTTAGGAAGCTCATTCTTAAACACAGGATTTACAGCTAGTAACATCCAGTGGAGCATAACTCAATCAGCACCCCCACACTCATCAATTAACTTAACAGTTTTAGAGCCATATTTATTAAGTAATTTTACTGATAGTGATTGTGACGTTTTAATGAACAACGCTGACAGCCCAGAGTATGATGTAAATTTTATGAGTGTAAATTATGATGGAAATGGTGGAACATTAATTCCAAGTAACCAACAAGAAATACTAAATAACACAGCAGAACGTGCTCCTGTTAAACCATACAACTATAGACTATTAAGTCAAACATTACCAAGATATATAGGTTCAAGAAACTCAACAGATGATTTCAATGTAGCATCTACGTCTAACGTTATCTCAGAAGAAGTTATTACACACACCAATTTAGGCCCAACATCATTAGGTTATCCTTCAGTTTCTTCTTTAGGAACATATTTCGCTTATTTTGATTATATTGGGGGTACTAGTTATGAATTAATAAATAAAAAAGGAGCTCATATTTTATTCTTAATAGATAAAGATGGAAATATTCAAACTCCAAGTTTAACTCCTCCATACTATCCAAATCTATTACAAAATTTTGAACAAAATAAAAATGTAAATGTTGTATTTTCTACAAGCACAGGTGGTGTAACTAATGTTCAAGGAATTCATCCTATAATTAGAACAGGATTGTCTCCAAAACCTATTATATGGTCACAATCTGGAAGTACAGCAAATTCATCATCTACTATAGTTTTTGACAATTCAAGTGGATTAACGGTCCCTGATTACAGAACAACAATAAATTTCGGATCTTACTCCACGCATGGTGGAAATTGGGACATAATAACACATGCTCTTCCTCACTCAGAATCAAAATCATCTATAAATACTACTTCATCATTATCTACAACATTAAGTTCATGGATGGGAATTTCTACATCAACAAATACTACCCAAGGAGTATTTACTCTTTCTTTTATAGCAAATTTACCAACACCTCCTCCTTTACCACACACTCCTATCCCCACTCCTGTGACTATTAGAATAGATGTTTCTACAGATAGTGGAGCTACTTGGTTACCAATTGCTACATCGAATATAGTTATTTCATCAACATCATACCAACATTTTTCATTATCCTCTCCTACCCAAACCTTAACATCAGGAAGTATATATAGAACAGTAGCTATTGCTAGTGATGATTATAATGTAATAGGCGGTACATTTTCATTATCTCAAACTGTATCACCTTCTGCAATAACAGTTAGTTCACCATATTGGACGACCGGATCATCATCTCCTAATATTTTAACAGGCTCAGCATTTATTCCTGTTTATAGTCCTGTGAATCCTCTTACTCAAACTTCACCCACAAGTTCTGGGTATTCTGAAAATTTACCATTTACATTGCAACCTCAAGATCAAATTAGATTTGAAGGAAATGAAATAGCAGAAGTATACACAATATTAGAAGTAGAAGGGACAAACGTAAGTGGTTCATTATATTTAACTCTAGATAGAAACATAGTTAGTGGAACTAAGTTAAATTCGTTTTTTATAAGAAGATATATTCCTGACCCAAATTTTATAATAATAGACGTACCTGCAGAAGGAGGAGGAAATGGATATTTATTTCCTGAATATACAAGTTTGGACATACAAAATAATTTTGATAGTATAATACAAAACTTAAAAGCAAAAGGTGTAATTCCTTCAACATAAAATATAATTTAATCATATTTATAACAAAAACATAACAAAAAATGGGATATTTAAATAACGCAGTCATAACCGTAGACGCAATTTTAACAACAAAAGGAAGACAATTATTGGCTCAAAACAATGGTTCATTCAGAATTACACAATTTGCATTAGCAGATGATGAAGTGAATTATACATTGTACAATCCAAACCACCCATCCGGCTCAGCATATTATGGTGAAGCAATTGTAAATATGCCATTATTGGAAGCATTTCCTCAAGAAACACAAATTATGAAGTATAAGTTAGTTACTCTACCTAGAGGAACAGCTAAGTTACCTATATTAGACTTAGGATACTCATCAATCGTAATTAAACAAGGTGCTTCATTAGCTATAACTCCTCAAACATTAAATTACTTTGGAGGAAATACTTACGAAACATCAGGATATACCGCAACAATTTCAGACGTACGCTTATTTAGTACATTTGAAGGCGTAGGTGTTAACACTCCAGCTGCTCAAGCTTTAAACACTACTACAACATTAGGAACTAACGTTTCTAAAACAGTTGTTGGTACTACTATTAATATTAGAGCAACAACCGTAAACACATTATTTGGCTCAAACACTCAATTACAAGCTACATTAACTGTAGAAGGTAGAGACAGTGGAGCTAGAGTAACCATTCCAGTAACAGTAACTAAAATATCATAAAAAAAATAAAACATGGCATTCAATCGTTTAGCACCTGAAGATTTTGTAGTAAGTTCTGATTCAATCACAGCCACATTGTGGTCTGCAGGAGCAGTAGAATTAACTAATTTTTACACTTCATCAACACAAGAAGCAGGATCTTCTGGAAACTTCTACTTGAACATTTATCAAACTGCATCTAATGTTCCCTCAGCAGAGGTACAATTTGCTGTCGCTTATGGTAACCAATATGGTAGTGGAAGTTCATTCTACAACAATGCGGTTCCAGGAGTTTCTCCAACTAAAACTACTTATGGACAATACCAAGTATTAGTATTAGGAGATGAAAATGCTAATTTCGTATTTGGTGGAGTAACATCATCTGACTTTTGGGTACTATCAATTGATAGAACTCGTTATAAAGAATCTTTATTTCCAGGTTCATTATCTCTAACACTATCTGGAAGTACAGGAAAAGTAACTATAACAGATAATAGTCAAGTAGCTCCGTCTATCGTTTTTAACGAAGCAGGTAGAGTATATCAATTAGTTAGTGGTTCTCAAGGAACAGTTAATACAAGCACTGATCCTAATGGATACAGCGTATCAGGTTCATATGGTTGGTTGTTACCAGACATTGGAACTATCATATTAAACCCAGTCGCTTTAAGCGCATCAATAGGATTAGCTTCTAATCCAACATATAACTCAGATGGGTTAAATTATAGAATTATGTTTAATGCTATAAATGGTACAGGTGCAAAATCTTTCTATTTAAATAGTCAAGAAACTATATCTTCCGATTATATATTTGTAAGAGCAAGAAACGCAGAATTTAACTACTCAGAAAATCCAAGTTTTATATCTGGAAGTACTGGTGAGGTAATATGGAATTCTTTCATCAATAATCCACAAACATATCCTACAACTATAGGATTGTACAACGATACAAACGAATTGTTAGCAGTAGCTAAACTTTCAAGACCATTGTTAAAAGATTTTACAAAAGAAGCATTAGTTCGAGTTAAATTAGATTTCTAAAATGAATGGGTGCTTACAAGCAATTTTTAGCTTCAGACATAGTTGTTACTCCATTTGAGGTAAATAAAGAATTTACTTTTCATGGTGCAAACGAACTAACAGCATCTTATGTTGGAATAGATAGACTTTTAGGTCAAAATATAACATCACTATTTAATCCACTATCTGGTCCTACAACAGGCCAGTTAGGAGTTCAATATCAACAATTGGTATACTCTTCAATAGAAGAATTATACTATACTAATTATTTAAGTTCAAGTTATGGCGATCCAGCAAGTCGACCAATCTTAATTCCAGGTAGAAATGCTGAAGGAAATAGATTGATAGGCTCAGCTAGTAGCACAGCATACGACAATTACTTACAAACAACATTATCATATCCAAGATACTTCCCTACATCATCAAATGATATTATAGGTGTTATATCAATTCCCGTTCGATTATTTGGTGACTACATAAGACCAAATTCATTTACATTTACTGCTGAAAGTGGAAGTTTAACAGACGACGGAGAAGGAAACATACTATCAGGTAGTACAATAATCGGAAACATATTTTACCCTCATGGTCTCATCACAATAACATCAGCCTCCACAGACGTTATAACTAATTTTATAACATCATCTAACGTTACTTGTTCATTTTCAAGTTCATATAAAATATTTGAAACACAGTACAAATGTACTATAAGAGAAAATGAATTTAACTTAAGTTTAAATCCAAGTACGATATCAGGAAGTACAGAGGGTACACCGTATGCTTTTGTAAACGAGTCATATTTTTCACCTTATATCACTACAATTGGATTATATGATGAAGCACAAAACTTACTAGCAATAGGTAAATTAGCCCAACCTCTACCTTCCAGTCCAACAACCGACACAACTATTTTAATAAATTTAGACAGGTAAAATTAAATAAAAAATGTGGTTATATAAAAATAAAGTTATAAGTAAAATAGAAGATTTTCCTGAAAATACATTCGGATTCATTTACAAGATCACTAATAAAGAAACTGGAAAGTTTTACATTGGTAAAAAACAGTTAATGTCTAAAACCAACATTAAGTTAGGTAAAAAAGAAATCGCAGCACTACCAACACAACGCGGTAGAACTCCATCTAAAAAATTAGTAGTTAAAGAAGCCGACTGGCAAAACTACTGGGGTAGCAACAAACCATTACTTGAAGAGTTAAAATCTAACAAAGATAAATTTACAAGAGAAATACTTATGATTTGTTCTAGTAAAAAACTTTTAACATATTGGGAAGCGGCATTTCAAATAAAGTTAGACGTACTGTTGATAGACAGTTACAACGATACCATTTTAGGACACTACTACAAAAAAGACTTCATAGTCTAAGTTAGGCTTATACGCTAATCTTTATTATATTTAAGTTATGGTTAATGCTTTAATATATTTAATAGATACAGTCTTAGGTAAAGGTAAACCTACATCTAAGGGAAACAGAGCATATCATTGTCCTGAATGTAAACATCATAAGTTAAAACTCGAAATAAATTTAGACGAGTCCTCATCACATTT